GGCTCCGGGCCGCGTCGTCCGTTTCGTCAGGATCGTCCGCCTCGTCCATAGGCATCCGCGCGACCACCGGCGCGCCCAGACCCTCGATCTCGATCTCCGCTTGGCGCAGGCCGAGACGCGGGCCGATGGCCTGAAGGATGACGCTCAACTTTTGTGGTTGGATCAGCAACGGAACGCCGAAGACCCGTCCCGCGAGGTGCGGGAGATAGTTCGCTTTCATTTTTTAGGCTCCTTGCGCTTCGGTTTTGGCGGTTGCGGCTTGGGCGGCTCCGGTTTCGAATCGGCTGGCGCGCCGCCATCCGGAGCGTCGCCGCCGTCGCCGGTATCCAGGATGTTCGCCGCCTGGCCGCGCGCATCCGTCTTTCTGGGATCGGAGTCGAGCACCAGGCCCAGCCTGTCGGCGCGCTCATTGTCGCGGGCGATCTGCTCGTCCACCTCTTCCTCGTCCAGCCCCGTTTCGTTGATGGACATGCTCCGCGCCTTCAGTCCGGCGCGAATCGCCATGATCTCGGCCTTCACGTCCTTCTCCGGATCGACCCAGGCCCACTTCGGCGTGTGCCACTCGACCGCCAGGTAGTCGTCCCGGTTGGCCATGTAATCGCGGGCGTCGAGCTTGCCCGCCAGCACCGCCTGCTCCACGAACGCGCGCCAGGTCGGACGGCAGAACTGGTAGATGAAGACGCCGAACTGGATCTGCTCACACAGCCGCCGGAAGGAGAGGATGCCCGCTCGGATCGACGAATAACTGGTTTTCGACAGATCGCCGGTGAGCATGTCGTACGGCAGGCCCAGCCCCGCCGCAATCCGGAGCAACTGGATGCGTTCGAAGGACTCGTAGTTCCCGCCCACATCGGCGGGTTCGCTGAACTTCACGTCCTCGCCGGGCTCCAACTCGGTCATGGTGCCCGCTTCGAGTTGAGCCACCGCGACACCCTGCTCGCCCGATCCGGCCACGCCTCCGGCGTCGGTGGCTTCCTGCGGCGCAGCGTTCGGGAAGAATGCGTCGTCCGGATTCTGGCGGGTAATGAAGCCCATCATCATCGCGGCGAACTTCTTCCGCAGCAGTTCGGCGTCGTCGTACTGGTCCAGTTCCCACAGGCGCACCAGCGCGTTCGCCATCCACGGGACACCCCGCAACTGGCCGGGCCGGAGCGACCGGAACAGATGCATGACCTCCGCGGCGGGAACCCGCATCAGTTCCAGGTCAGTGGGGAAGAAGATCCTTTCGCCTGGATGCTGCTTGTAAAAGTAGTAAGCCGTGCGGCGACCGGACGGGTCGAACTCGATGGACGCGCGCACGACGTTTCCCTGCGGCGTGTTCGGCGTGGGCCGCGCCAGGTAGAACGGCAACTGCTCCGCTTCGATCAACTGGAACTGAAGCGGTACACTCAAACCCTCGCGAAGGTCGCGGTCGTGCCGGCGCGCGAAGCACTCGCCGCCCTCGACCATCGACCGGAACGCAAGCGCCTGGAGACCGTAGATGTCGGTCATTCCGGCGGCGTCCGCTTCATTGGCCCAGAGGGACCAGAGCGACTGGAGCTTCTCCTTCACCGCAAGCGTCGGGTGCATCGACTGCGGCTTGATGCCGGTGCCGATGGCGTTACACACCCACTCGTCCACCGCTTTCGAAGCCCACCCGTCCTTGCGGATGATGTCGCGGGAACGCGCCACCAACTGATCCGCGCTCTGATACCACACGGAATTGATGGCGTCGCGGGTCGTGACCCAGGCCCCCAGCCGCCGGCCAGCCGTGGCGCCCTCGTACGGCGAACCACTGGCGCGGCGCGTGGGAGGCTGCGCGGGCGCACCACTCCCACCCCGCTTGAAGCGAGTCACAAACGAACTCAGGTTGAACATGGATCGAAAGAAGGAACGCGAGTGAACTTGATCTAGCGGCGCTGCCTGCCAGACTATTGTGGTGCCAGTTAGCCGCCCACCTGTTCAGTAAACGTCACAACAAGTTTCGCGGGTGACTTACGAGGACTGATATCCGAGAACACCGTTTCGGCCCAGGTGCAGCGGGGCGCTCGGCGTCGGCGAGCAATCACACCTTTCGGGCGACCGCTCCAGCGGTTGAACATTTACTTCTTCAATGTGCTGTTTGTGAGCGGAAAAAACCCATATCGCCCGATTGTGGACCGGGAGAAATGGGTATAGGGGATTTTCTGCTGAAGCTCCGCCGGGGGATCATTGTTCTCAAGAACGATTACCTGACTTTCCGCAGACAGTCTGCTGAGGGCCTCATAAAAAGCAGTTGTAACGTCTTCAGGAATCTCTTCTCCTGGTGCCGTGTCGCGCCGCTTATAGGTGACGAGCGGGGAATCAAGGACGACGAGGCCGGGGTGAGGTAATTCATTCTCCGCCCCAGTACAATAATCGAGCAGCCCGATCATGAAGGCTGCGTTGGCAATAGCCCTGAATCCTTTTCCCCCGCTGCCCCTGTCTTCACCGGAGATGATCAGGTCAACCTTTTCGTTGCTGAACGTCACCCTCGTGAGGCCCGGATACCTCCAGGCTTCTAGCGAGGCCTGCACACAAAGAGTGAACGCCTCGATTGCCTGCGGTAAAAGGACACTCGAGTTCCCTTCCTTAGGTTCCTTCTTCCACACGATACTCGCGATACGCTCTCGCTCCGCATTCAACTCCTTTAACCTGCCCTGTAGGACTTCAGCCTCTGCCAACTGATCTCTGATCTGCATAACCTCTGAAAGTTCCAACTGATACCGTTTGGCGGCAGGCGCCAGGCGAGTGGTTATCTCTTGGGTTGTGGACTTAAAGAGTGAAGCCTGCTCTGAGTATTGTTCGCTTAACGCTGTCAGCTCAGAATCAAGTTGAGCCGTAGTACCAACGAGGTCTCGTAGTAGCCCATTGATCTTGTTGATTTCAGCGCGACACGCCCGCCGGATGGTCTCTAGTTGGTCGACCCTCTGATCGGTGTGGACGGCCGGGTCGTGTTGGTCCGATGCAGCTCCGCAAAGTGGGCACCGAACCTGTTGGAGCTGTGAAAAGTATTGGTCTACCTCGATGATTGCCTGAAGCCTTGCCAGGTCGTTGTTGTAATGTTCCTTCAGTAGGTTGAAACGATTCCTGAGTTCAGTGGTGCTGCCTTGCCGGCGTTCCAGGGTTTTCGCGCTCTCCCACGCCTCTCGCCGCTGCGCCTCAAGTCCGGCGATTTCCTTTTGACTTGCGGTGAGAACCTCCGAGCGCTCGGCAACCGTCGCGTCGATCTTTCTTCGACGATCCTCGATTGAGGCAGGCTCCTTGTCAAGCTCTGTAATTGTTGCTTCAAGCGCCGGTATCATCCGGTCGAGCAATTCAAGTTGAGCCTTCTGCTTTGCCTTGCTTTCCTTCCGCGACTCCCGTGCGATCACGCTAGCATCATCGATGCCAGTCAGAACCAGATTGAAGAACGAAAGCTCCTCGGTCCTCGTGGTGTACTGACCAGACAGTACAGGCGACTCATCCCCTATGATTCTCACCTCATCCATCAGAGAGAGCCACGAAAGATCGCGGAAGCTGAGCGGACGCGTCTTGCCCGATTCATTCTGACGAATCTTCAGCCCCCATGCCTTCGAAAGCTCAAGAAGGAGGCCAGATATCGTCGCCTTGTCGTTCGGCTCGTGTTTTTCTGAAAGCCTCTCCTCTGAGAGGACTTGGTCCCCTGAGATCATCCTGTGCACAAAAGCTTGGCCGGAAAGGCTCCGTTCGAGCTGATGAGTTTTGCCTTCGTGATCCTCGATCTCAAGCAACACCGATTCATAGCCAATGCTTTCTTTAATGCGCTTCGGTCGCTTTGTTGATCCGAGCATGAAGTCGATGCATTGGAGGATGTACGACTTCCCTGTATTCGAAGCGCCCGAGATGACATTGAAGCCTCGGTCGAACGACACTTCGGCCGGATCTTTGCCTTTTCCTATAACGCGAAGACGGCGCAGTTGGAAACCGCTAATCATGCTTGGTCATCCTCAAGTAAATCTTCACGGATAAACTCCCCGCTCCAACGGTCGAGGTTGTTCCTGAAGAACTCGACGAGCTGCTGGTCTGAATAGGAGCCGAAGGTCGCGATTACCCATGCAGCTCGTTCTTGGAGCTTCCTCGTGTATGGCTGCTCCATATAGGCGAGGAATGAACTGGTCAGAGGCGAAGCCTTGTAAAGAATACCATTCTCCGAAAAGAATCGGCTGACGAGTTCTCGACTGATCATAAGTAGCAGGCCGCGCTCGACCCAATGGCGCCTTACGAGCGCTTCTCCAGAACGAAGTGGAGTCGCCGGGTGGATACTATCCGGACCGTTAGGCACATCGCCGGAATTGACTAGAAGGTAATCATAAAACACGAGGCGCTGGAGATCGCATGCGATTGGCTGTGCAGCGGCCAGCAGCACTAGAGTCCGTAACCCGCACTCAAGCGGCGAATTGAACGGTGCGTTTACGGTACCCATGTCAGCCGGTCGTCGTTGGCGAGTTGGTGGCAGACACCACTACGGTGATACCCTTCCAGGCATTCTCTTAAAGGGTGACTATCAATCTGAATCGCCCTTGCCACTTCAATTGTTTTCTTTACCCGCTCGAAGCCGTCTTGGTGATCTGCTTCGGCAGTGTCGATAACGCCGTCATAGATCGCTTCTTGAAGCCGTTCGAAACAGCCGTCTTCCGGAATGTTGTCCCGTGTGAAATTCCGTAACAATTCGGCCAAATAGAAATGGGTCCGTTGCCTGTCGAAGTGCTTCTTGAGAGCAGGGTGATCCTTCAAGGCAGCGGCCGTGGCTAGATCCTGCGAGAGGTAATCACCATAAGCCTGAAGGAGTTGTTCAACGAATCGCGATTCGACGGGCGCAATCTCTTCGGGGACGTCGGCCTTATCCGGCGGGAGGCGAACCAACCCGCCGCCGAATCGCGATGCAAAGTACCGGGTCTCTCGGTGGCCTTCAATGATCTGTGACGGCGGAAGGTCCTTCACGACGCTGAAATCGAATTGCTCAACGTGTTTGCGAAGCTCGCCTTCGAGAACGATCTCCTGCTTCCCTATTCTCAAGAGATCGCCCTTCTCCCATCGTGCGATCAAACCCGCCTTCAGGTTTGCTGGATTCTCAAAGAGTAGAATCGCCTCTGGGCCAACGCCCCAGGGAGCAACAAAGTAGTACGCGCGCGGAACCGTGTACTTGTTGTCGAAGGTATAGAAGCACAGCTTTGCAAGTTCCTTCCAAAGGTCGCCCGGATGGAGCGCGTGGGCATAGTGTTTGCACTGGTAGTTGTCCCACGGGCCACACGCATTCATCGCCTGAACGTATCCGATGACGTCGCGGCCTTTATCACGAGACCCGCCAGCCCGGCGAACGTCCGTGTACTTCCCGCGAATGCCTTCGAGCCACTCGCGAACGAACTGCTCCCATTCGTCCTCCGGGTAGATCTTGATGATCTCCAAGGGGTCGTGCTTTTGGCCCAGCAAAATCTGCTGGTTGGTCAATCGTCCCTTGTGTGCCGGCGCCGAAACAGGTTCGAGTGCCTCAAAATCCTCATCAGCCATCAATCGAGTTCCTTTGCGATTGTCCCGCTGGCCGGGCCTTCACGCCAAGGCGGAGCACCCAGTATACCCCTTACGCTGCCCATTGAACGCCGTGACTTGCATAGTCGAGCATCCCAAGAATCAGCATCACTCCCGCCAAACGCCGTTCAATCGAACGGGCCCCCGGCGGCTGGTGCAGGCTACGTGGCCGCGTAATCGGGCGTCCCGAACTTGTGCCGATCGAGGTCCTGGGCGGTCTGGGAAGAAGATCCCGACTGGTCGCCCAGGGTTAACGATCAGCAGAATTAGAAGCCCTTGCTCCCCGACAGTTGGTACTGCCGAACGCGCTTACCGGACTGCTGGTTCAGCGAGCTTTGTACAACCGAAATCGCGCGCTGCAGCTCCTGAACGGAACGGTAGGTCATACTCCGTCCCTCGAATGTGACCGTCAACGTGCCGGAGGCCAGCGCCTCCTGCAACGCATCCAAGTGACTCTGCGTGTACGCCATTGCATCCTGCTTTCAGAAGCGGCCCCACGTTCGACGCCTGGGCTGGCGCGGTTGTAGCTGCGGACGCGATCCCGCTGGCGCGGCCGGAGCAGCCGGAGATGGTTTCTCCGGACCCTTCGGTACACCCATGCGGTCCTCAATCGCCCGCCAGTGTTTGTCCTGGTAGCGGTCCAGCCCGATCCTGCTCGCCGCCGCGCGAGCGTAGACCCGGCAATCCAGGGCCTCGTTGCGTTCGCGCATCTTCTGCCACTCGTGACGCCGGTAGCCTTTTACGATCTTCGTGACCAGTTGCTCGGCGGTGATTTGCTTGAAGTACTCCTCGCTGTAGTGCGGGAAGTGGCAGTACCCGGGTGGGAAAGTTTGCCCCTGCAGGAGGTCCTCGTCGGTGGGTCGGTCGAGGCGCAGCCAGCGGTACAACTCCTCTTTCGCCATGCCGGAGTTGACCGGCCAGACCTTCACGCCCCGCTTGATCTTCGCGCCGAGGGGTCCGATTTCAATCGGCGCGGGGTTGCCCAGGAGCGC